TTTGATATTGCAGCTGCTTTCTTTTTGGCATCTGCCTTTGAGCTGGCACCCCAAGCCTGAAGTGACAGGAGCAACCTTGTAGGTTCTCCATTAGGCTTTCTTTCGGGCCCCGGCATGTTCCCCATGCGCGCTAAGAAAGATGCACGCCTGGGGTTTTTGCCTGACTTTACTGGTGGCTTAAGGTTCATTCCCTGCTTCTTGGCAGAGGCACGTCCTTTTGCATTCAATCCACCCTTAGGGTTTTTGCCTGCTTTTGTTTGCCATGCTGGAGACTTAGCCATTAGCCCATTGGTCCCATCGACTTGAAAGCCCTCATGACTTCTGCAAAGAATCTTGCGCCCCCAGAAGATTTACCAACTGTTTTAGCTCCACTGACTGCTCTAGACATAGCCTGTTCGTGGCTCATGCCGTTTACGCCCAGCTCTTGCATAGGCTCTTAACCCTTTGTTGTTTAGTGTCATAGCGTTTGACTACTTTTGTTATTTTTTCTTTGCTTTTTTAGCTGCAATAGCTTTTTGAATAAAAGGAGGAAGCTGCTTTTGCGCTCCAGTCATACCACCTGTTTTAGCTGCTGGTTTAGCAGCTGGTTTAGCCATCATTTTTTTTGCGGAAGCTTTTTTCATTGCCATAATATTATCCTACTTTTTCTTTTTGTTTGTTGTTTTAATTTTTGAGCTAAACGTTTTAGCACTTGATGCTTCACGCCCATACTTTTTTGCTTTTGGAGCAGTCTTTGATCCATCCATCTCATCATTCAAAACTTTGTTAGCATTGTTATAGACAGAAGATTTTGGTTTCTTTGCAGCCATTTTATTTTCCTTTATTTATTTTTCTAAGTGTCTTAGCAAGGTTTGCTTGCTTAACAGTTCTTGGACTATATTTGTTTGGGTTTTTCGTAACAGCTGCTGCCATTCCTGCAACTGATTTTCCAGCTTTTTTAGCTTTAGCAGTAAAAGCGCCGGGCCTCTTAATCGCTCCAGCTATCCAGTTTTTATCTGAAGTTTTTTTAGCTGCCATAAATAGTCCTTTAATGAGTTAATGGGAGTGATACATATATAGTACCACCCCCATTATCAAATGTCATCTCAAAAAGACAGTTATCAGCCGATAACTTTTCCTTTAGAGTCCTTGATTGGACGCTTGGCCATTTTCATCTGACCGGTGCTTACTGATGGCTTAGGAGCCGAAGTACCTTTTTTCTCGATGTTCTTGCCTTTGGTGTCCTTGATTGGGCGAACACCCTGCTTTGCCTGACCGGCACTTACTGCTGGATCTGGAGCTGACAAACTGCCACCCTTACCCATTTTACTTGAGGCTTTCTTCATTGCCATTTTATTTTCTCCTTAGGTTAATACTAGTATTATTTTTTTTGTTTTCCGATGCCATGTAATATGCATATCTATTTTGTCATCGACCTTGTCTACTTGATCATCTACATGATCAATTTTATGGTGTAATCGAATGATATCATCCTTAACACCTACGATCAAATCGGCCACCACGTTGTGGTCATCTTTGTTTTCTTTTCTGCCCCTCTGCACTAGAGAAGCTAAAATAGCACCTATAGCAGCGATTAAGGCAACAGTGATAGTTGGTTCCATCTTGTTGTCTTAATTAGAGTTTACTTTTTTTTGCTTTTACCAGCAGCTTTGGGAGCTGAGGCGTTAGGCATCGTGCCATACATGAAGCCTGGAGTTAGCTTTGGAGCTGCTCCACCCTTTGGTGTAGAACTACTTTTTGCTTTTTTTGCTTTTGCCATTTTTGGTTCTGCCTTTCGTTTTTTTTTTTTCTTTCTTAGAAGCTTTTGCTATCTTTTTTTCTCCGTATGCATCGAGAAACAAACCATTAGATACATTACTGGTGCCCATTTTTGGTTTAGTTGCATACTTAAAACCGCTTATTCCAATTACTTTTTTTATCGCCATTACTTCTTCTTTAAATTTAACTAGTGGCTAGATCTTCTTCTTTGGAACTGATACTATTTTGCTCTTGTTTAGGTTCAATAGTATCTTCCCTTTTTTGCTCATCAGAACTTGACCAGTTGCCTTTAATTATTCTTCTGAATTGAGCTTTAGACATAGGTAGTATAGTAACAAAAAAAAGATCCCCTTAAACTTTTAAATCTAAGGGGATCTTTAATAAAGATTGTATTAAGCGCTCTTCTTTGGTCTACCCTTAGGCTTTGCAGCTTCAGAAGCAGGCTTAGCTTTAGCAGCTGCTTTTGGAACTTTAGTTTCAACAGCCTTTGCTACCTTCTTGCCCTCTTCAGTTGCGGTTTTGGCAACCTTGGAAACAGCTTCATCCGCTACTTCTGCGACATCTGCGATGTCTTTTGTAGCTCTATCAATGATAGAATTGATGACTTTATCTTGAGCAGATTTAGGACTCTTTTTCTTAAAAGAAAGAAGAAGAGAACTTAATTTGTTAGCTAACTTTTTGATCATTTTTACCTCTTGTAATAAGTTGAATTAATTCAACCTTTATAATACACCTTTTTTTTTGGAAAAGCAAGTATTGGACAATATTATTTACCCTGTTGAGAATCTTTAATTAAAGTATAGCGCTCACCAGTTTCTCTTGAGACTAAAGCAAAGCCATCTGCAGCAGCTTCTTTAATAGCCTCAGACAAAGCTTCCTTATCTGAAGGGTCTATGTTTACTAGGGGGATTGTTACCCCTGCATATACATCTATGTTTTCAAAGTTGCCGATGTTTACTTTGCGGTTTACGCCACATATAAATACTGGATTTGTTGATATTGTTACTTCTTGAGCCATTAAGTTTACCACCTGGTTTATTGGAGAGTCTATTGATTGTTCGTGTGCGTTTTGACTTACCTTAGGCATTTTGTTCCTTCAGTAGGCCAATAACTTTAAGTGTTTCCAGAGCTTGTTCCTGCACTGTCATGTTATTCGTGTGGATAGTATGTGTTGCCACTTTTTGTACCATTTCCATTTCTTGTTCCGACTTATGGTTTCTTTGTTCTTCACTCATAAGTCTTCCATCTCTTTTGAGAATTCTATCATCCAAAGTTTCCTGATCAGCATCAAAGCATACAACAATTCCATTTGGTTGATTTAATATTTTATCTGCTTCATTTAAGAATCTTACGTCAGAAATAATTACCACAAAAGGAAGCTCTTCTTCGTCTTCTGCTAAAGATTTATAATAGGACTGATACAGCTTAAGAGACTTTGATACACCCCATTTAGCAAAGCAGTCTTCGAAGCCGTCTCTACATATATCTCCAGCTTTTTGAAGGAATGATCTAGGCTTATACCCTTCGGGCTCTATGTTGAGAGAGTATATTTGTTTTGTTCTATCTACAATGTCTTCATACCCTGGCATCGTGCCCAACGGGGAACCACCATATAGATCAAATAATACATCATGTATTGCATAGAGCTGCCTATTGTTCTGATTAATTCCCATTATAGATCTTTTAATCGAAGACAATTCATATAGAGGTAGTGCGTAGAATATGTGATCCCACTTCATGCCGTTCATAGAAGTATCTATGGAGCCCTTGGGAACAAGGTGTTCAGCTACGGAAGTCTTACCGCTACCTGCTTTACCAGCTAGTCCTATTATAATTGGTTGTTCTTTTCTAAAATGCTCTAACATAATATTCATATTATACCACTTACTTATCTAAGTTTTCTGATTTTCGTTCTTTTAGTTGATCTAAAAATTCATTGGCTAACATATCTGCTTCCCAGACAAAAGCTCTAGGGACCTGTAAAACTCTGAATGGGTATTCTTGTTTTATGTCCTCGATTGTCATCAATAATGGTAGCAGCGATGCATTCTTACATCTCCACTGGCCAGAGATGTGGTTTGCTACCACAGCTGAGTCAGTATAAATTATTGGATCTTTTAAATCTGACATCGAACACATTAATAGCGCTGCTATTACTGCTTCATATTCTGCTTCATTATTTGACCTAGGCCCTAAACCTCTGGCAAACTGTGCAACTTTTTTTCTGTTCTTATAAATAACAGCTGCGCATGAAGCTTCCCCAACTTTTTTTTGGCCTTGCCCTCTAGATGCTCCATCACAAAAAACTTCAATACTCACACAAAACCTAGTCTACTTTGATATCAGTCGGTATTCCCAACTCTTTTGCTCTGGCTATAATTCTTTTCTTCATAGAGTCAGAAGGCACCGAATATGTTACCTGTAGTAGGTATCTAGATTTATTATATTCTGCCTGAGTTGGAAAATCTAAATTTTCTCTAACGGAAGAATAAAATTCTTGACTAGAATTAACGGACTTATAATGTCCTATATACATAATATCTCCTAAAATGTACTAAAATCTTTATCAGACAAAAACCCTTTGTCTTCTCTAGATGTTGCTATCTGCATGTTTTGGACTTTATCTATTAGTTTTCTTGAAGACTCTGAGGATATTCTAGCAGCAGCTTCCATTGATTCAGCTAATTGAACAACTGATTCAACAGCAGTTAATGCCATGTATTCTTTTTCTGCAGCAGTTATAGCAGCCGCTTCTCGCTCTGCCTCGTTCTTGCCAACCCTATTAGCCTTATAGACTCTCTTGTATCGAGCTTCTAATAGCTTGTATTGAGCTCTAGCAATGCCGGCAAATCTAGCAGCTCTGCCATAAACATTAGATGATCTAGCGACCAATGATGCTAGATCATTAATGGTTAGATCTATATAATTTGCGTCGGGTATTTCTATAAAGTACTTATCTAAATCTTCCGACTTAGAGAATGCATTGACTATCTCCTGCAGTTGAGGATTTAAAAAGTTAAATAGACCATTTAATAGATCGTCGTTGGTATCCAATTCATTCTCTTTCTATGTTTGTTATCAAAAGGAAGTCTTCCATTCCGTTCTGAAAATAATATTTCTTTTATCTTTAGCTTTATTTTACTGATGTGTTCTCTAACAGTATTTGGGTGCTCTGTTATTTTAGCAGCTATTTCAGAAGATTTCTTTCCATCTACATATTTCCATTTTATTAGCTGCCTTTCCTGAACAGTTAGATAACAGAAAGGTGGCTGAGTATCTTCTCCTAGGATCCAAAACTCATCTACATTGTCAGAAAAAATTAAATCCGTAACAGCATAGTCTATCTGATCGATGTTAACACCTTGTATAGGAGCAGAGTTTCCATCCTCATCGTTGTAATCACTACCATTATACAATGGAAAGCTCTTCCTTCCTAATTGGTCAATCAAGAATGTATCCACATTCTTCTTGAGGAGATAAAAGAAATAGCTGTAAAGGAATGCGCTAAAAGGGATTGGTCCTTTTTCTGAATCCTTTTTTTCATATCTACTAATGCACTGAAAGAATGTCATTTGGACCGTCTGCCTAACGTCCTCATCTGTGCAGTATCTTTTTGTCATATAGTTTATTCCGTCGCATGCATTCGTTTACGTGCTTGTATCCGGCTTGATTCAATTTGTTTTTCATTAAATTAAATCTTATAAAGTTATCCTTAACAAAGAGGGACATGAACCTTCTTATGTCGTAGTCATTAAAGTTGTACTTTCCATGATATAACATTGTTACATACTTGGTTAAAAAGTTATTAAAAACTTTTAACAACTCTTGTTGTGATTTTTCTGAACCGGTTTTTGCTTTAGCTATCAGTTCTTGCATTTCGTTTTCTTCTAAATTATAATATTGCTCCTTGTAATTTGACATTACTTTCCTTCCCAATATGGAATCTTGTCCATGTAAAAATTTCTTATGTCTTCATAGAAGACTACTTGAGGTATTCCTATCTCTTGAGCAAAGTTTTTTGCTGCAGTAGAATACTTGCTACAAATAAAAGTCAGCTTACTAAACTCATCTGGGTAATATCTCTTAAACCTTTTGAGTTTTATTTTACTCTTATCATCTAGATAACCTTTTACTTCCATCCACTCATCAACCTTTGGTAAATAAAAATCTGGGGTGTAACCTTTTGTTCCGCCTTTTTATTGGAAAGGTAAAAACTTTTGGTTCAAATTCAAATTCTATTTTGTATGCGTTATATATCCTAGCTATATTGGCTTCCCAATTAGATCTCATGGAGATACCAAGATCTTCCCTGAGTCCACTCTTGGTGTTCCTATAGGCATTTCCCCTCTGGTTCTTGTTTTCTTCCTTCAAAACTTCCATGTCGATAGCATTGCTAACTAGCTTCTTAAAGTCTGGGTGTGATTTCATTTTTGTCCTGCAAAAAAAATATTGCTCAGGAGTGGAAATCTCTGTTGTCATGATGCTATCCTTATCTCTGTCAAGCGTACAACTATTATACTTTATATTTTAAATAAATACAAACAATAACCACAAAAAGTTGCCAACAGGGCAGAAAGGTGATAGAGTATCTATCATGAACACATTAAACACAATCATCAACAGCATGAGCCAGTCAATCAACGAGTCAGTTATCGAGGACCTTACCGTTCTTGGTTTTGACCACAACGAAGCAGTAAAGATCGTTGTTGAGTCTGACTTTGACCTCATCACATCATCGCAGCTAGACCCTGTAGATCAGTTTTAATTAATAATATATAGAAGAAAAACCCCGTACAGAAATGTACGGGGTTTTTTTATATGTCCTTTTTAAACTTCTTTAATCTTATAGCTCCAATACCACAAGCTCCACTTTGTGAGTGGTCGCAGAAAGAGCATATGCGTTCGTTTGAAGTAGGTAGGAAATTGTCATCTTGCACTATGACGTTTATTCTCTCCACTAGCGTCTTCTTGATCTCTAAGAGGTCTTCTTCAGAATATGTATGGGACTTGAGCCTATTAGTTCTAAGGTAGTGTAGGGAGGCTGTTATCTCCTTCTCAGGGAACATAACGGATGCAGCTAAAGCATAGATTCCCATTTGTAGATTGGTAGAAACATTCTTGAGTGCAACTTCTCTTTTCCCAGTTTTATAGTCAACTATATGTACTGAGTCTCCTATCACATCTATTCTATCTATAAAGCCTATTATTGAATAGTTCCCTATTATAAAATTAAAGCCTATTTCTTTTCCATGTACATTAAAAATTCTATCCTGATTCTGATCATAGAATTCCTCTAGCAATAGATCGCCAACATCTATTAGATCTTTTGGTATGATATTAGTTGGATCAAAGGATACCTTATGCTCTTCATAGCTCATCTTCATTTCGTCTAAAGAAAGTGGTGACTCTGAAGATATAGTATTTTCCAATACAGAATGTATGATATTTCCAAGAACAGCAGGAGAATTAAATTGTCTTGGTTCTTTTTTGATGTAAGAATAAAAGTATTTACTAGGACACATCTCATATGTATCAATCCTTGAATAGCTAAATTCAGAAAGAGTTAATTTTTGAAAATGATCTAATTCACTTCTATTTTTAATTGTTAGATTCACTTTTATCTTTCATCTTCTGGATAAATTACGACATTGCCATGCTGGTCATACTCTATTCCGGTTTCATCTATTACGTGTCCAGTCTTGATGTTTCTAAATAAACCTTCACCAATCGAGACCCAACCGGAGTCGCCAATCTCCATAAAGTCATCCTCAATGTATGGCCACATCTTGATCTCCTACTTTTACTTGACACTCAGCAAATTTTTCTATATTTAAATAGTAATTCAAAACAAGATATAAGTCCTCAAGTTCTTTTCTACTTGCAAAAATGCCAGCTACACCGCATTTAATAAAGAACTTATCTTCATACTGATGAATTCCTTCACCATATTCCGATATGCTGACATTGTTTCTTGTAATTCTTCCTGTAGTTTCCATTATTAATCCTCATCTACTATTGTTATAGGATTCCAATTTGGGTCTCCCATTTTTTCTCTCATATCCTTTACGTAAGAGTCCCAGTCTCTTTCGTCCTCAGACTTCTTTTCATAGGTAACCTTACCTTTAAAAGGATTTGTTTTAAACCTAGTCATCAGAAGCTTACCCTGCTTGGTTTTCCATCTTAAATTTCCATTTTTACAGTCGCAAAAATCATCCATATCAGGGTCTGTTGTACCATCAGGATCGTATCTACCTGAGCATGATCTGCATTTTGTGTATCTGCCTTTGTCTTGACATCTGTTACAAGAGGAGCAGAATACCCAACAAGGATTTTCTGTTGGGTTCTTATAAGTTCCTTTTATGGTCACACAATCTCCTTTAATATCTCTTCTAATTTTTCTTTTTGTTTTATAGAAGTGGTTTTATTAAACTTTAAATTAATAATTTTATTATCTTCTTTACATTGGAGGAATACATATGATCCTCCATTTGACTCATTAATTATATCATATATTTTATTGATATCTGACTGCTTAAGTCTTCCGTTTACTCTAAGATAAATTGGTTTCCCCCCAGCAAAATTTGAAAGATCTAATTTATCACATGAGTTTAAAACTATTTTACTAACTGCATTTTCTTCGTCGCCATCTTTGCTAACCGAACCTATTATTTTAATAACTTCTCCATCATTAAAATACTCGTCTGAATAATTTTTAGACTCTCTTGGAAATACTAGAACCTCTATGTCAGATGATATGTCTTGTATATTAAACTTATACATCTTTGCGCCTTTTTTGGTAACAAGTTTCTTAGAACCAGAAATAATTCCAGCTATAGAAACTCTAGATGACGCAGGCAATTCTGTTATCTCAATTATTTCATGTGAAATATTTTCAGAAAGAAGATCCCAAATTCCATCTACTGGATTTTTAGATATATATAACCCAAGTTCATCTTTTTCCTTTTCAAGAATAGATAGCTCAGTTCTTCTTCCAAAGTCATCGTCAAGAACGCTGTCTATTAGCTCATCAAAAGCTCCAGCTTTAGTAAGGTGCTCAAGTGTTCCCTTCTTTAATACTGCTGGATTGGTTCTTCTAAAGAAATCATGCATTGAATCGTATGGTTTATCTTCATTCCTATTAGACAGCACAGCTTCTGACACTGCGTAGCCTATCCCATTAATTGCAGCCAAACCAAATATGATAGTGTTCTCATCTATGACTCCAAATTCTTCTGTAGATTTATTAATAGAAGGTGGAAGAACTTTTATGTTTCTTTTTCTACAATCTGCTAAGTACAAAGACTGCTTATCTTTGTTCCCAACCACGGAACTCATCAAGGCAGCCATGTACTCTACTGTATAGTTTGTCTTCAAGTATCCCGTAATGTAAGAAATCATTGCATAGCTCGCAGCATGTGCTCTGTTAAATCCGTATCCACCAAAGTATTCAATGTCGGAATATATTTTGTTGGCCTTGTCTTCTGGCAGAGAAGAAACAGCTACACATCCTTCAACAAACTTTCTTCTAAACAAAGAGATCTTATCCATTTGTTTTTTACCAATAGCTTTACGCAAGTCATCTGCTTCTGCAGAACTAAACCCAGCTAGCTCTCTCGCTACACCAAGAACATCTTCCTGATACAACATGATACCCAGTGATGGTCCTAGTACTTTTTCTAACTTTTCGTGATCGTATTGAACTTTAGATCTATTATGTTTTCTATCTATAAAAAGTTTATCCATTCCAGAACCCATTGGGCCAGGTCTATACAATGATATAAGGGCCATTATATCTTCTATGTTTTGCGGCTGAAGTTGGACCATCAACTCTCTCATGCCAGACGACTCAAGCTGGAAGACACCTATGGCATTACCCTTGCCAAGCTCTTCGTATGTCTTCTTGTCATCAAGGGGTATGGACTCTATGTCTATGCTTACGCCCCTACTTTTTTTAACTATCTTTACACACTGGTCTATTACCCCAAGGTTTCTTAATCCTAAGAAGTCAATCTTTAACAGCCCACACTGTTCAACTCTGCCCATGTCCCACTGGGTAACAACTGGATTGTCCACCCCCTTTTGCATAATGGGAAGATAGTCTGTTAATGCACCCTTTGATATAACTATACCTGCAGCATGTATTCCAGTTTGTCTGACTAATCCCTCTAATCCAAAAGCTGTTTCTACTATAGTTTTTGATTCTTGATTGCTAGAGTATTCTTTCTTGAACTCTGCAACTTCCATACACTCTGATAAAGATTTTGATACACCAAGCACTGGTGGTGGAACAAGCTTTGCTACTCTATCTCCAACGATGAATTCATGACCCAAAGCTCTTGCAGCATCTCTGATAGATTGTCTTGCTCCAGTTCTATTGAATGTGCAGATATGCGCAACGTGATCTTCTCCATATTTATTTCTTGCGTACTCAATGACTCTATCTCTATGTCTGTCATCGAAGTCAAGGTCGATGTCCGGCATAGACTTTCTTCCTTCTACCAAGAATCTTTCAAACATCAAACCAAATCTAATTGGATCAAGATTGGTGATATCAAAAGCATAGGACAGTACACTTCCTGCAGCGGAACCTCTGCCCCAACCTACTCTAATATCATTGTCCTTAGCCCATCTTACAAGGTCTGATACAACCAAGAAGTATTCAGGAAAGCCCATGTCCTTAACAACTCGCAGCTCATGATTTGCTCTGTCCAATATGTGATTCGGTAGTGGATCTCCATACTTCTTTTTTAGACCTTCCCAGGCAAGTCTTTCAAAATATGTTATTGAATCTTCTGCTGTTGGTATCGGAAAGTTTGGAAAGTGCATGTCTCCAAACTTTAAATCAACGTCAATCATATCATTTACATGCATCGTGTTCTTAAGCAGTTCATCAGAAAAAATGGAAGCCATTTCATCATATGACTGCAGATAAAACTGATCGCCAGAAAAAGAAAATCTATTAGGAGTATGTATATTTGAGTTTGTTGCTACACAGAGCATTATGTCATGTGCATTTGCGTCATGCTGATGTACATAATGGCAATCACCGGATGGAACAACCTTTGCGCCAATATGATTAGCCAGCTTAATTAGATCGGGTATGATAGTAAGCTGTTCTTCAATGCCATGGTTTTGAATCTCTATGAAATAATTTTCTGCGCCTACAATTTCCTGCATAGATGTTGCGTGCTTTAAGGCTGTGTTATAGTCTTTTCTTAAAAGAGCTTGAGAAACTTCTCCGTTAAGACATCCTGATAAAACTATTATTCCATCTGAATGTTGTGATATTAAATCATGATCTATTCTAGGCTTCACGTAATACCCCTCAGTGAATGCTCTAGATGACATTTTAATTATATTGTGATATCCAATATTATTTTTTGCCAATATAGTTATATGATATGGACCTCTTTGTTCCCACTCATTCTTTGAGGGACCTGATCTCTCTTCTTCATCTCTGTCAAACCTACTTTTTCTAGCCTGATAGAATTCAGAACCAAGGATTGGTTTTACCCCTGCTGATTTACCAGCATCGTAAAAGTCTAACCATGAATGTATATTCCCATGATCAGTAGTAGCCAACCCAGTCATCCCTAATGACTTAGCTCTTTCTAGGTACTGCTCTACGCTGCCATGCCCGTCCAACATAGAGAATACAGTATGATTATGTAGATTGGTCCAGTTTTTCAACCTAATCCTCTTTTTCTTTTAATTGCTTTTAAGACATTTTCAACGTCACTTCTGTAACATACGGTTACAGTTCCTCCACAGTATTTACAAACAGCAGAATGTCCCTCTTGGGCAAAAACGCTATTATACATATATTTGTCTGGCTGCTGATTGCCACATTCGGTGCAAACACCTACTGCATCGTCTTCCTTACTCATGATCCTCCTTTCTTGGTGTAGAACTATATGCAAATCTAATTGGTGATGGAGAGGACTTTTCTTGAGTCTCTATAAATCTTCCATTTACTTTTACATATTTATTTCTTTGCTCCAAAGAACACTCTCCGCAGCCAACGCCAACTGAGTTTGCTCTTTCGCAAGTATATGGTCTACCGCCAATAGACATTTGTCTTCTCTTTATCCAATCATTAATATGAGAGGATGATTTAGAAAAATTATAATCTCTACAATGTGAAAGTATCTCATGTAGATATTTAATAGAGTCTTCAGTATATGTAAGTATTGAACACAGGAATAATCTAGCTTCGTGTTCTAGATATCCATCGTCAATTGCTTGTTGATGAAGTCTTTTTACGGCAGAACATTTGTTTAATAAATTATCCTTATTAAATACTTTAGGAGTTTCTTTTAGATCCTTGAAAGCTTTTGCCCCATACTTATTGAAGTATTCTAATGGGTCGTCTTTTCTTTTTTCATGCTCTTCTATATCATAGGTATATTGTCTATACCACTCATTAGCTTTATAATTAAATTCTTGCTTACACACTTCTAAAGAAGAAGGGCTAGAACTATATTCCTTAATAGCTTCTATGCCTTTTATAAAAATATTCTCTTGCCCATATGGGTTCAATAAAGTTTTATAGTATCCAGTACTTTGATGTTTTGATCCAACAAGTCTCCACATTCTTCTAGCATCATATACACTAAAGTCCAAAGTATTTAAACTTAACTTAGATTTTAAATCATTAGCAATAAATCTATATATCTTAGGAAGACTATTAGATGGATTTATCCCCAGGCAAATTGGCTCACATTCTATGTGAAATCCTTTCTTTCCAGTAAAATAAACCAATACAGAACTCTCTGGTATGTGATGTATTAGGTGATTATACAATTTAACACAATCATCATAAGCATCTGATATAGACTCGCTATCTATATCAAAGTAAAGTGGGCCAAGTCTTATCGCCTCACTTATGTCTATGCTGTTATAGGCAAAGACCGATGTATATATACCGGTGTTGTCATTCGAGCTAGCATACATCGGTATCTCTTCCGCTGTCAGTATAACTGGTTGGCCATTCTTTTTATCTCTAATCACCCTATTGAGTGATGGAACAAATCTAGCTACTTCATAATATTTCCATTGTGAAAGAAACTTATTTTCTTCAACTTCTATTTTCATATAGTGGTATTTTACCAGATTCTTGTTTTGAATTCCACAAAATCATCTTGTTATCTTTTATCATTTCTTCGGAATGAGTTCTATAATACACAGATTCTTCTATAAAATATTCCATCTTTTTTATTGCCGTAAATCGTTTTAATAAACGATCATCAATTTCGTTCATCTTGTTGTGTCTTCCATCTGTCTAAGTTTATATTTTCTCCATCAACAATATAATGAACCTTTGATGCAACATTGTCTGCAAGGTGAACTATCATATCCATATATGTAATGGGGATAGTCTCTGGCACTGGAGACCATGGCCCTAGGTGGCATCTTACTAGTCTTAAAATTGATTGCACGATGTCCTCGGATATAAAAAGTGTTGAAGATTGTGATTCCGAAGCGTAGTTCTTATCGTCTTCTTGACACTTTTGCACTAGTCTTGCAACCGTATATGGGTGCATTGGATCATAGTGAAAAGAATCCTCTCCTTCAAGTTTAACCCCCTTAGTGACATCATGCAAGATGCAAGCTGCAAAAACTATATCCGTATCCTCTTTAGATAAAGAATATGATTGGCACATTATCTTAGCTGCTCTAACTACTCTCTTTGTATGAAGGACATTCCCACCATAATTGTGCTCATCAGCTGGATGATACTTGCCAGAAAAGCTTGAAGGTATAGACCAAAAACTAGAAGCTCTTAAAAGAATAGCTCTTACGAAAGATTTTATAGACTCATCAAATATGTAATTTATTTCTTCTAAAATTGGTTGAAGTATTTTATCCTCATCCTTTTTTGGTATAACACTGTTGTTCTCTGACAATATTTCATCAAGTATATTATTTGACATTTGTTTGTCCATCCTTTTTTGTGCTGATATTCCATTTAGAACACACTGCATCGTGTGGACACGAAGTGCAATATGAAATCATGCCTCTTCTAGGCAGAAATAACTTATCCTCAAAAAGCGTAGAGCACCACGCATCTACTGTTTCAAGGTCTTCTTTTTTACTTTCAAACTTAGTAAAGTTAGGCTTAGGATTTAACAGGTCGTAGTAACCAAATTCTGTTATGTCTATCTTATTTCCGTACTTACTAAAATAGCTCATGTTCATCACGGCAAAGTCTGTTGAATACAAGTATTGTTTTTTAAACTTTATATTAAAAACCCATTTAACTACATATATTTTTTTATTGTAATAATAAATTAAATCAAACTTGTCAGTTATGGCAACTTTATTATTAACTGGAACTATAAATTCTTCATCAATTGCAATAGGTATAATCCCACTATCTGAAAAGTTTTCTGATATCGCCAATAAAGCTGAAGCAGCTCTGCTAGTAAGGCTTGCATTATTACCATAGAAACTTTCGTGCTGCTCATGAGTTATGTCATATGCAGTGGTTCCCTTTGGGTACCATATCTTCTCCCATCTATTCAATAAAGAAGAATATGATGGAACTGATCCTGATTGTTTTTTATAAAAAAAGAAATTTACAATACTCTTTAACGCATTCTCATACTTTATATAAGTAAGATCTCTTCCACCTATTTTCTCAGTTAGCTTGTCCACATGTCTATAGTCATACAATCTTCCACACAATTGATAATCTTTTAATTCTTTAACTGTTAATTTTAACATAACTTCCTAAATAACGCTCATTGAATCAGCTATATCGCTGACATCAAAATCTGAATCTTGGTTATAACTTTCTTGGGTGATTGCTTCGTATTCTTCATATGTTTTTCTTTCGTCTACATATTTCACTAAAGGAGAATCATATACAAAAGTAGATCCCGTAATTCTATTCTTTGGTATCTGCAGCTGCATGACATTTTCATCTTCTGAGTCATCACCGCTAACCAGCTTTTTATCTGTAATGAATATTGTAACGGCACACTTTTGTTGTATAGCTAATGAGCCACCAGTGTCAGACTGTTGAACTACTTCTCTTTTTTCTTTCATTCTATTTGAGTTTTCTTGGGCAGTGATAATTAGAACGCAGTTCATATCTCTTGCCAACTTCTCTAAGCGAACCATCATTTCTTCAAATTCACCCCAACGAGGTTTTCCCTTTCCACCTTTGGTAAACATGGACTGGATAGTATCTATTACAATCACATCTGGGACGCGATCAGCATCTCCCATGATGTCTCTTAGCCATCTTTCTAGGTCTTCAAAATAAGGAGTGTCTGGATCATGTCTAACCATAAACCTATCGCCCCATTGATCTAATTTATCTCTAAAAATTTTAAGATACTTATTTTTTTGTTCTTCATTCCAAGTACCAGACTCTTTATAGACATTCTTGCCAATTATTTGAGTCATCAAGACTCTTTCCCAGTGAGAAATTGCCTCCTCAAAATTAACATAGAGAACTCTATATCCGGTGTCTGCCCAGTGATTGATTAAACACTTTGCAAATGTACTCTTTCCTTTTCCTGAACCTGCAATTATAGCATGAACTGCACCCTTAAAGAATCCGCCTTCATCCGTGTAGCCCATGGCTCTATTTAAAGATTTATATTGTGTGGGCAGAAAGTTTGGTATCTCCAGTAGGTCTTCTGCTCTTTTGGATATGTCATTAGCGGTAGTAACATTATCTAAAGGATTATAGTTTAATTCGCTTTCAAGATCTTTGATATCAGAAGTGATTTGAGTTATTCTAGATATGTCTTTTTCATTCTTTTCACCCTTTTGAGTGATCAAGATCTGAAGCTCCTGCAGAGAGTCCAGTTGCTTTCTTTTATTGGCCTTGTGCTTTACGAGCTTAGTGATAGATTCAGGAGTAGATAGATCTATGGACATTAGAATGTCCATCATTACTGTAACGCCAGAGGCTCCACCCAATGCAGAATAGATATCTGTTTCTGAGTCTAACCATACCTTAAAAGCTATAGGGTCTACTATATCTAATTTCGTCGTATGGTGATAAGCAAGCAGAGCTTTATAGAATTCATTTATTCCAGTTTGACCATGTATTGTGCCGACTATATCTTCAGGAAGAAAAGCATCAAAGAAACTTATCGCATCTTTTTCTCTAAGTGAAAGAGCAAATATCTGATACTCAACTGGAAATTCTTTCTCTTTTTGTTCCGTGTCTAGTTCAGATTCCATCTTTTTTTCTTTTTTCTTTCATTTTTTTATAATAATCTTTTCTACTTTCAGAGTTCTTTTTCTTTGCCTCTAGGTAGAATTGATTATTTTTTAGTGTTCTTTTTTCAACACGTGCTGGCATATCTGGTGCGCTTTTTATAGCCTGTAACATTCTATCATATACTGACTCTTCTGATAGGTTATCGTTGTATCTAAAAACAATAAGAGCTATACCCAAGTCCTTGCACATCTGCATCTTTTTTACATCTCTTTTTTGCGCTTCTTCAAACTCATATATTGTGTCAAAGAATCTTTGAGTGTAGAAGAAATGCTGTCTACCATGATACTCTGCAGCGAGATTGTACTTTGGGCAGTATACATCTAACCTAAGTTTATCACCTAAGTGATGCTCGTTGACAATTTCTTCTCCTGGTAAAAGTTTTTTCATAACTAGAGTCAAAGCTGTTTGGCCTCTTGACATCTTTTTATTCTTTTCTTTTATCCAAGAAAGACCTAGTTGTTTTATTCTTTTATTTAAATTAGCAACTGATAGTGATAGTTCGGCAGCTATCTGAGTTAAAGATAAATTACTTTCAAACAATAGATCTTTAAGAAACTCATCATCGTCTTGGTGTTCTTCCCATTTTTTCTTCAAGTCCGCCCTCTTTATTTCTATCAAATGCTCGTGCTACAGTCAGTGTTTTTCCAAGGTCTAAGATTGACATCTTTGTTTTTTCCCAAAGCTTAGGAGCTATAGCGGAAGCAAACATTGGACAATCAAGAATGCACATCTGATATTCTCCATCGAACTCAGATACCTGAGCTAGAATCGAGTCTACCTTATCATAAAAGTCATTGTATGGCACCTGTATAAATGCAGAGTCTTTGGAAAAAAACTTTCCAATATTTGATTTATGCTGGAAAGAAATAACTAATACCTTATTGTGTTTAAAATAATACTGCATAAACGTTTTAAATACGTCATAGTCTTCATTGATATAGTTCTCAAGAAAGCATGAGTCATAAAATACTTTGTCTTTTAGGCCAACTTTGCTAAGTTTGTCCTGTTGCGAATAAATAAAATCAGCTTGTATTCCAGCAATGTACTGTGGATCACTTGAGGTAATACTAGTAAGTATAGATTGAACAAAATTCTTTGGTGGCTTTTTGTCGCCTTTAATATCTCCAAGTATAGAGAAGAATGAAGATCTTGTATATGATACAAAAGCAAATCTTTTTTTCTTTTCTATAAGGTCTGTTACTTTAATTATAGTTTCTTTAGTGTTGTATGTTTTCATTTTAAATTCCAATTTACTAGTACGGGATTAGGATCTACAATAGACTCGATATGTTGAATGTTATGGAACTCGCCCTTGTCTATGGACATATATCTTTTATGTTTAATTATTTTATCTTCATCTCTGGCATAACCAAGATGCTGCATGGATAACCCTGAGTGAACCCAGTAATTTTTTTGTCTTAACCAATCAACTACATAGGTTGGCTCAGAACCGCAGGCTAGCTTCTTGTCTAGAAACGTTCCACCATTTTTGTATCTAAAAATTCTAGAGCTATTATTTGGAGCCCATAATTTGTCAACCCTATATTGTGTTTGGTTCCACATATGATAAAACCTAACATTAGCTACATCATAAGGGTTTGATTGTAAAACTTTTTTAATCTCTACACCATCTTCGTGAAAGAGCATCTCGTCGCAATCAATTGCGATAATCCAGTCACCTTCTTTGGCTACTGTTTCTAAATTTTTCCAAGCATTGAGTCTGAGATGACCCTCATGCTTTTCGAACATCGTTTCATTACTACTAAAAACCTGTGCATACTTAGAGGCAATTTGTACCGTGTCATCTTCTGAACAATCATCAGTAAATACAATCTTATCTACTTGAGTTGATAATCTTTCAAGTACTTTATCTAAGAATCTTCCTGATTCGTTTTTTCCAACCATTTGTGCTATTAACATTTTTCCTTTCTATAAATAAAGTGGAGGGTTAGGAAAACCCAACCCTCCACTTGAGATAATTAATATCAGGCCGTGAACTCTTCTAATTGCTCACGTGCTTCTACTGACGAAATGCGCTCAATTTCTGTTGACTTAAACAGAAGCTCTCCATCTGATCCACGGCGACCCATGGCTACCTTCTGTGCTTCTGTCTTATTATTGGCCTTGACCAAGCTAGTTGTTGTAACAGCAAAGTATTTGAACTTATTGTCTGACATTATTTTTCCTTTTATTTTGTTGGATAATGAATTGCTATATATTCTATAGCATCTTGCAGTGTATCTGCAAGTCTTGTAGCCATATATTTCATATATGGACGATCTTTATTTTGATTAGAACACATAACTACTGTTGGTTGGTTATTGATTTTAGCCCAAGCCATTTCAAAATCAGTACCTATGTAAGCTCTATCTTCTAACATGTATTCTACCAGAAGAATGTCTGATCTCTTCTGCATAAATAGATTTTTTTGTACTTTTTCTTCTGGAGACATATCTTCCCCTTCTGGTATAGAAGTTGGGTCCAACACTTTGTATCCACGTAAGGCCAACATGAATGTAGCTTCTTGTCTCCATCCCTTGGCATAATCCCCAACGTAGTCCATAGCGCCTGCTAAATATACTGTAATACTCATACTGGCCAATGATACTCTAGATCTGATGGATCGTCAAAATATTGACAATAATATTCATAATCTTTTCTAAGAAGATTAGATCTATGAGATCTATGAAACAAGTCTTGACCAAACCAATCTGGATAAACAATAGAAGAATGATTTACATCTTCAAACTTCATATTATTTTTATACCCTCTATCTATCCATTCTAAAATAGTGAAGTTTTGATAAAGCTTTAGAGCCTCTTCATAGCCTGACCACATACGAGTGACTGGATGATTTCGCCAACCT